TGGTGCAACAAAACCACGAGCGATTGCGCACGCTTTTACTGCTTGGTTTACTGCTCCAGCACCAATTGCACGAATCTTTGGATATTGGCCTGCATTGACGGCACGGGCAATAATGGAGCCAACACTCTGTGGGCTACTGCTTCCAGATACTTTTAGAAAATCATCAATATTTGTGTTTAATTCTTGAGTCATAATACTCCTAGTTAACAAATTGTTGTTTAACTAGGTTACTTGTATTTAGCCTCTTTTAACAGTTCTACAAAGTCATTTAACCTCATCACTACGTATGAGTCTCCAATTGTTTTTTTCCCTTTTCCAGAACGTTTTATAATTAACACTGGAAGAGCATTTTTTAAACGACGCGCTTGCTCAATGGTTACGTTTAACCAACCGCTTAAATCCAATTTCTTTTGATTCTTACATTGTAAACAAACATTACGAAGTGTTGTTTCGTGTTGTATTCCATGTATGTCTCCAGTGTCATTTTCTCCTGCTAAAACGGCTCTACGTGCTTCTGTAAAGTTTTTAGATATCAAGTAATCTTTAATCAGCGTTTCAAACGCCGTTCCTTTGGCTTTGTGTTTATTGCCCATCATTATCCTCCGTACTATCACTTATCACGGTTGATACCTAATCAAACGCCTTTCCTGGGGAGCAACGCTGATACGGCGACTTAACTCTCTTGAAAGTATTTGAGCACTTCGTTCACATCGTTCAAAAACGGACTCTACCAATTTTCTGTAGGCGCGAGAATTAAGATACAACTCCTGAAGATGTATAACTGTTTCATCGGTGTCGCGCCTAGCCTTAGCCAACGTAACGGTATCGTTCTTGTCCCCACTCCATTGAGCAATCAATGTTTTTGCTTCTATTAATTTAACGTCGTTGGCGCAACGTTCTTCTGTAATTTCAGCAGTTACCAACTCGCTTTTGGCGTATGTCAACCACGACATAAATTCAGAATAATGCTCCATCAAATCCACATCGGACAAATTGTCAAGATATTTTGGAATCTCTGGTAAGTTTCCTTTCGGCCTGTTTGGAAGGGAGAATTTCTCCAAAAAGTTCTTCATTTCCTGGCTGTTCGCTAACCTGTCGTCTATCAGCATTGTTACTCCAACATGTTGTGTTATATGGACATTTTTTACAAATTCTATGTTCTTCTGTTGCCCAAATAGGGCGGTCAATAATAGTACCTTGTTCTAAGTGTTTTTTGACAAGTTGAGCAGCGGCAAGAATATGTTCAATAAGCGCTGACTGATACTTGACTTCAAACTCTTTTACTGCTTGGGATGCTTTCCATTCGTACAAAATAATTCCTTGATGTACGCCAGTTGCGTACATATACAAGTTAATTTGACGAAGATGTGTACTAAAAGGTTGTCTTATTTTTTTCCACAATTCTTCTATAGTTATATTTTTTGAATCGTATTCTTTGTACAAATCAAAGTTTTCCACACGAACCGTGCCTGTGCCAACGCTTTTAATTTCTAAAATGGCTTCACCATTAAAGTCTTCAATTAAACCGTCTGCGCTTCCTTTAATGTGACACTCTTCATTAAAGATTGGCAACTCGGCTTGTTTCATCAATCCAGAGCGTTCCAGCCAACCTTGCCATTTTGCATGAATGTCATGACCCGTTTTAAATATATTTAAAGTTTGAAATGAATAATATGGAGCATTTTCATTCATGGGTTCGTTGTTAATCTCATACATTGATGCACGAGGGCACCAATCACGTTTGCAAATTTCACTAGGGTGAAGATAGTTGGTGTCTCTTTTACGAGTGTTTTCATTGTTTTCCAATGTCGCTTGCGCAGTTACTATTGGTATTAACCGACCTTTTGTTCTAAGGCTTCTCGTAATACTTTCCAGGTCTGCGGAGGTAAACTCAGGCATTAAAATACTCCATAAAATCATCTTCGTACATGGTTATAAAGCGTACTCCACCTATCTCAACTTGCAATAATGGAACCCTGTTTTCCATCAACGCCTGTTTGCGTAATTCAGTCATGTCTTTTAGTTTTATAGAGTACTGTTTAATGTTGCTTGTAAACTTGTTTTCTATCAATAAATTATTAGTTCGTACATCATTTTTACGCAACCATCCAGAACCAGAACCAGCATTTCTGCTCCCTTTGTAACGGTCAGCAGTTTTCTTTTCTTGTTTGCGCGACTTTTTAAGCCTGCGTTTATGTTCCCCGTCGCTTCCAAAAATCATTGTGTTGGAACTTTAAGATTGAAAGAAGAAAACGCTTCTTTTTTAAGGGTTTGTTGAAGGTCTAAATCTTCACGAATGGCTAAAACCAATGCGTCTTTACCCTGCCATTTTTGACCAGCATACGAATAATACGGACCAGAACGAGTTATCAAATTTATAGCAAGACCAATGTTTACAACGTCTTTAACAACATCAAATTCTCCTAGACGAAACCCTCCAGCACTTGTAAAATAAAAATCAACCACCGCTGTTTGTAAGGGTTTATACGTTTTATTTTTAATTGTACGAGCCTTGATTGTTTGACCAATTACCTCGTCTTTTTCTTTAAGCCATTCATCTCGTTTAACTTCAACACGGCTGAAATAATGAAAGTTTTTAGCCTTGCCACCAGGGGTTGTTCTATTGTCTCCCCATATAACACCAATTTTTTCACGCCATTGATTGACGACTAACCCAGTACAAGGTCTGTCTTCATTAATGAGCGAACGGCGTTGTGCCTTTGAAGATTTACGAAAGAACTTTCCAGTCAAGCGAGCACCCAAACCAACGGTGAATTCTTCCATCATTTTTTCAGACTCATCACCTGGAACCAATGACGGCAACGAATCAATCACAATTATGTCAACTGCACGATTGTCAAGTGCTTTAATTACTAAATCATAAACCTGTTCCATAATGTTGGTTTCTACAACCCACAAACGGTTTAAATCCACCCCAATTGCACGTGCATATTGAGGGACATATGCTTCCGCTGCAATCCACATAGCGACAAAATCTGGATTTATTGCCTGATTAGCGGCTATGGTTTTATACGCAAGGGCGGTTTTACCAGATGATTCGTCTCCAACAATTTCTGACCATTGGTTCAAAGGCCAGCCACCACCAAGCATCAAATCATACGCAAGTATTCCAGTGGTGATGCGTGGAACCTCTTCTTTCATGTCCGAACCTTTAATTAATATGTCATCGCCATATTTTTTTTGAATTGCGGAAACAATAGATTCCAATGACTCGTAAGTTGTCATTTCATTATCCTTATACTGCCCAATTTGCTTGGTCTGCTTGTGAAAATTTACCGTTCCAACCACACTCATAACAACGTGGGGCTGGTGCTACTCCGTTGATTGTACTGTTAGAACCTTTACCAACACGCGAAAATACATTGCGACTTCCACATTCTGGACATCTCATGTTGCCTTCGCGTTGATGTGCTTCTCCTCCTTTCCACATTCTAATGGCTTGTCCAGTGGTTAATTGAGCGTTTGGAGGTAAATTATGTTGAACAATTTGTGGTTCTACAGTTTGAACAGGACGATTGCTGTAACTGCTTGGATTTGGAAAAACGTATTGTTTACTTGGTTTTTCCCCGTTTAACTTCTTTTCCCACCAATCACTCATTATTTTCTGATTCCCGTTCGTCGTCTGTGTTTTTCCAAGTTTTTAATGCGTCTTCATTAATTATAATAGAAACGTGTTCGTTATCCAACATTTTATTTAACGTTGAAACTCCAAAAGAAATAAACAAGGGCAACAAATCTTCTTTTGGATTTACTAATCTACCCCCTTTTTCAAGTAAATCCAACATCCAGATGGCAGATTCTTCAATATTGCTTAGAATGTTCTGATTAACAAACAAAGCCCACCTGCTTGCAATGTCAAAAATCTCTGCCTGTTCTACGTCCTTGGACGGATTTGAAAAACCCATAAAATTAGCAAATTCTTGTCCTTGTCCAATAGACAGCATTAAATAAAACAGTCGTTTATCAACAATGTGGTTTACAGAACCAATGCTTTTATCCATATCGCTCATGCTTTTGCCTCTGCCCAACTTTTAGCAAACCGATAAGAAACCTTAATTGGAACTTTGTTCAAAATTGTACCGTCTCCCATCGCAGTAATGAATGGTTCAATGATATCAAGTTTCTCGTTTTCGTCTACCATAGCCACTAATTCATCGTGAACTTGCACTAGTAATTTTAAACTTGTTTTGTTTGTTGCTTTATACACATCAACCATTGCAAGTTTACAAATATCTGCCGCTGTACCCTGTACTATTGCATTTATTGCTTGTCGTTCCGCCCTTGACCGAAGTTCAGAATTAATAGAAGAAAGGTCTGAAAGCCTCCGTCTGCGACCATGCAAAGTTGATACATACCCATCTTTTTTGGCTTTTTGAATAACCTGTTGTTTCCAAGCAGTTAATTCATTAAAAGTTTTGTAATAAGTATTTAAGATATCTTCTGCTTCAGTTTTGGAAATGCCAGTAACACGAGCGAGTTTTATAGAACCGCCACCATATGCGGTCAAGAAATTAACCCCTTTTCCAACCTGTCGTTCTTCGGCAGTTACGTTTTCTGGTTTCTTTTTAAAAACAACCGCTGCCGTGGCGGTATGAATATCTTCTTCGTTCTTAAAAATCTGTAACAACCGTTTGTCTTGACTAACCATAGCCATGACCCTCAATTCAATTTGGTCGTAGTCAGCAACCAACAAAGTGCTTGAGTTGTTCGCCACAAACAACTTTCTGATGTTTGAAGTTCTTGGAATGTTTTGAAGATTAGGATTGGACGAAGAGAGTCTGCCAGTTGCTGTCCTATGCAAATGGAACGAGGGGTGTAACCTACTTTTGTATAACTTTGGTATCAGTCCTTTAACATACGTAGATTTTAATTTTTGCAACTCTGCCCATTTCAACAACTGCCCTACAACTTCATGTTTATGTTGCAAACTTTTTAAAGACTCTTCGTCAACCGAAGGGGCACCTTTTCCTGTTTGTTTATATGGTTTAAGTCCCAAGCCCCCCTCTGATTTCTTGTTAAATAAAAAACTTTGTTTGTGTTTGTTGGAGTCTGGATTAAAACCAACTGGGGCGTGTTTTAAAATACTATTGTAAACGTCATTTAATTCGTCGTCTAATTCTTTTTCCAAAAGGGTCAAGTTGTTTACATCAATTGGAATTCCTTGATTTTCCATGTGCATTAAAACTTCCAAAACTTGACTGTCTAAAAGCATTGCTTTTTTAAGGTCTGAATAAGCGTTTACTTTATTTACTAAACGTAAATACAAAAGCCATGTCCAACGAGCGTCTCGGTGAACATACAAAGAAGCGTCGTCAATGGTTACTTTAGTGATTCTTTCGCCAAGTTTTCCGCCTTTTTCGTAGGCTTTGTGTCCGTTGTAATTGTTTTCAATAATTGTCTCAAGTGCATAATTGCCTAAATTTTCGTTAATTAAATGTTGTAAAAGCATCGTGTCCACGTATGGTCCTGGTGGTATAGCATCATAGTATTTTGAAATAGAACGTGCATCAAACTTAACGTTTTGACCAATCTTTATAAAACTACCAAAGAACAGTGGTTTTAAACGTTCAAAAACTTCGCTTCTTGTCAGTTGCTTTACTGGTTCAGAGTATATTGCAGGTTTAACGTACCTAGCCTTTGCCGTAGATTCTTTGCCGTTTTTTAACTTTTTACGATACCCAACTGGTGGCACCGTGCTTCCGTCCCCCACTTCTTCTGGTTCCAACAGGCTTCCAATTTTGTGACCCATTGGTATCGCCCACGAGTGTCCTCTTGTAGCAATGCCTATCCAAAACACCTCGTTGCGCAAAGGGTCTACGGCTATTTCCTTTAAATACGTCTCAACCAAATTGTCGTGCGCTCGTTGAATAATATCAGGGCTTTTAGTTTTTAACCCTTTGATGTGTTCTTGAAAATCATTTTCTAAATGTTGAAGCAAATCAGGATGATGTTCAAGAACGGATTGGGTTTCTACGTCAAAAGCAAATTCTCCAACATTTGTAACAACTTTAACAAGGTCGTCAAGTTCATCTAAAGTTGTAATAATGGGAGGTTTTATACCCCCCATTACTTACTTCCCTAAATCTTCTGACGCAATTGACAGAAGTTCTGCGTAGGTAGGAACTTTCATAATGCTTACGTCATACTTGTCTTCGTTCAATTTAGCCATTACGGAGTCGGTGAGTTCTTCAAGTTTCCATTCTTCCGCAAGGTCACGGGCACGAATAGCCTGCAAATTGTATGCGGTTGTGGCTCCCTTGCCTGTGCGACTAACAGCCCAATAATGCTTAGTCAAAGGGCCAGTCTGTGGTGCTTTGTTCAAATTGCGGAGTTGGTCTACAACTCGTGGTCCTACTTCAAACGAACGAACTACTGGGGTTGCTCCCGTAGCCAACAAAGCAACATTGAAGGCAATTCTTTGCGAAGGACGATTTCCCATTTCACATATGGGGCAACCTCTGTCGTCAAGGTCTCTGATGCAGATAAATGATTTTTGACCCTCACGCTCTATCCAGTGTTGGTGCCATGCCGCAAATGGTTCGTCATCCAAAAACTTGATGATTTGAACATCTTCCGACACTTTCAATCTTTGTGCAAACTGCGAATCTGCGCTCTTCAAAACGTCAACCTGTTGCCAACCTCCACGAAGAAGTTTTCGCGTTGATTCCCCTGTGGGGGGAGTGTCTTGTTCTGTATTCGTAATTAACTCTACTGTTTCATAATTTCTTGGCATATTTTTCCTTTATGTTTATTGTGGCCAATTATCTTTGATGTATGTTCTAAAGCCGTTCCAATCTCCGTGATTTATCTCACGAACTTTAAAACGGATTATTGCTTCAAGAAGAAACTCTACCTGTTGGACACTGTAAAGCCTCCTACCTTGTGAAGTTTTTTCTGGAATTTGTTGTTTCATTGGTTTTGGGGTTCTGTATTTGGCTTTGGGAAGCCAACCACGGTGCTCCCAAACTCGCAACGTGGATGGACGTTTACCTATTGCCTTTGCCAATTCGCCAATAGTAAACATCAATACTTCTTCACCGTTGATTATGTACTTTTTGGGTTTTGCCCCATTGTACTTATCTTCGGCAATTGGTTTTGTTTTTCTATTCCTATTTTTTGGTTTGCGACCACCAGGATAATCTGGCAGGTCTTTAAACAATTCTAATGGGTCTTTCACGTTTTAAACGCCCACGTTTCTTTTTCGGTATAAAATGTTTGAACAATTGGCAACAGGCTTTTATTTTTCCATGCCAATCCAGCAACTTTTTCCTCGCTAACTCGTTCAATAACTTCTACAACCTCTGCCCACAAACCCTGTTCACGCGCCCATTTTTCTGCAGATACAGAGTCAAATGACTTGCTGACACGTCGTTCACGCTTTAATTCATGACCGCCAATGTTAAGCCATATATGACCGCTGTCGTCTGGGGTTCCGTGTTGGTCAACAACGGCGCTCAATTCTTTTTTCATTTTTTCAACGCGAGTTTCTAATTGTGACAACAACTTTTTTTGAGAAACAAAGTCTTCTACAAGTTTTGTTAAATATTGTTCATCATATTCTGTTGCCATGTTATACCTCCGAATGTTGTAAAAATTCTGTTAATGAATTAAGAGTCAATTCAAATCTACCTTGCGTATCGTAACCTTTGTCAATAAATGCTTCATTAATTTTTCTTTTTTGTTGAAGCATCTCATATTGCCTTTCTTCAATACTTCCTTTCATTACGAACGATGCTATCGTAACGTAAGGGTGTTGTGAAGACAACCTCATAATCCTTGCCTCTCGTTGGTCTAATTTACCAGCAGACCAAGGAAGGTCATAAGATATTAAGTAATTAGCCACAGGCAAATCAACACCGTAACCACCTGCGTCTGAAGATAAAAACAACCGTATATTTGGGTCTGTTATAAACTTTTGTTTAGCAACGTCTTTTTCATTTGAATTCATGTCTCCAGTAAACAATACAGAATTAGTAATGGTTTTAGTTTTAATTGATAACAGTTTAAGATTCTTTTTAAAGAATGAAAATAAAACAATTTTATTATCTTTATCTTCGTCCAAAACGTTTGCAATATACTCAATAACGGCGTCCATTTTAGGTGTTTCAAAATTGTTATTTATCCAATTATTGTCTATTACTTCCTTGGCATATCTGCTTCCTGAATCTCCGTTTGCCATATCAAATTCGTGGGCCGACGCTATTACCAATTCTGGATTGTCGCAAAGCATCCTCAAAATTGTTAAACGAGACATTATTTGCCCTTGCGCTTCATTAGCCGCTGGATTTCCGTTGTAGTGTGACCACAAATCAAACCCTTTACCGTACGTGTTTAAAGCGTTTTTAATCTGTATCAACAAGTCATCTGCAATGTTTTTATATGCTTTTGCTCCAACAATATCAAATTGTACGGGAATTACGGTTGAAACTACTTTGGGTAATTGGTCTTCAATATCTTTTCTGTTCTTACGAAACATTGCTTTTTCCATTGATTTAGTAAGCAAATTAAGATTGTAATATTTTACTGGTTTGCCAAACTTGTCTCGTTTAATAAACGTTCTGTCAAACACATCAAATTTTCCTAACACTCGTTCATCTACAAATTCCATTATTGAAAACAACTCTTCTGGTTTATTTTCAATTGGTTGACCAGTAAGGGCAAATCGGTACTGACATTTTTTACTTAATTTTTTTAACAAACGTGAACGTTTGGCTCGCGGCGATTTAATCATCGTGGCTTCGTCAATTATCATTGCTTCAAATCTAAGAGAATTAAACAAACTAACGTCGTTCATTAACGTTTCAGGGTTTACAACAACGTACTTTGCACGAAGGGCGGAACGCCACAATGTTTCTCGTGTTTTTACATTGCCGTCAATAACGACTGCGCGTGAATTAGTAAACTTTTTAATTTCCCGTAACCATTGATATTTTAAAGCGGCGGGAACTATAACAATGACTCGCGACACTTCGTCTATTTCAAAAAGGTGTTCTAACGTGTTCAGAGTAATTACTGTTTTTCCACCACCCATGACAACTGCAAGAAGCAGGCGTCCTCGGTCAGTCATTTTTTCACGAGCCTCTTCCTGAAACGGATACAAAGTTCCTTTAAACATTTATCCACCAAGGAAGCGCTGTCGCTTTTGTTATGGCAAACGCAATCTCTTCATCCGACATTTCGCCCAAATCTTTTGCTTTTGTGTGAGTGTAATTAAGCCACTTAACGCCGTTACGAAAAGTTGGCAAATGTTTAAACAACTTTTTACCAATGGTTATGCCAGCCTCATCATTGTCCAACGCAATTATTAAGCAATCACAAACGTTAGTTAATATTTCTATTTGTTTTTTACTAATATGTACCCCAAAACTAGCCAAACATTGCACTCCTGACCACGCTGATGCAACCCTGACTACATCCAATGGTGATTCTACTAAAACGGCTGTCTTTATGTCAAAACGGTCAATTCCAAACAGCGTCTCTGATTTGGTAACGCCAGTTGGTTGATTAATAACTCCGCTTGATGACTTTTCTTGCCAACCCATTAAATCTCCTGAAGCGGAAAGAATTGGAATAATCCAAGCATTTTTTGACGTATTCCATCGGATACCAAACCTTTCCGCAACTACCGCTTTTATGTTACGTTCTAACAACTTTTCGTAAGGGGGGTTGTCAAAAGACATATACGTTTTCCAATCGGCTTCTGGTTTGGCTTTTTGTTTTTTAGGTTGTGTTAATTGCTTTATCCCAGAGTTCATTAACAATTTGTAAATACTGGATACCGATTCGTAATTTCCAGTTATTTCAGCAATTAAGTGAGGTAAATTACCACGAGAACCGCATGAATGACATATCCACAATCCAGTAGATGCGTTCATGGACCATGAGGGCGACCTGTCCTTTTTTCCAGTTCTTTTTTCGTGTACTGGACAACAGCCTATAAGTTCATTGTTTGACTCGCGGCGAACGTCAACGTTCAACGCTTCAAGAACGTCACGGAAGTTAGTAATACCAGTTGTCATTATTATCGCTGTAGTCCTCTTCTATCTCCGAAAAGTTCATATTATCCCAATCCCAATTAATCCGAACTTCGCCCTTTGGTGCAGTACGAGCAAGAACCACTCTTAAGATTGCTTGATTGTCAATGTCTGGGTCTGCTTCTACACCAACAACCAAGTCTGAATCTTGAGCAAACGACGACGTATAACCAATTGCTTCGGCTGTAATTTGCCTGTTTTTCCTGTTTCCAAGTTTCCAACTCAACACTTGAGTTGTTCCCACAATTGGAATATCAAAACGTTGCGCCAATCTCTTTAACGACCTAGTTATGTTGGTAAGGGCTTGCGGCGAGCCTTTTAATTCTCCTTGCTCGTCATCCATTAAATACACTCCGTCAACTATTAACAAATCAGGTTTGTGCTGTTGAATCTTGCCTGCAATGGCGCTAACCGTTGTTAACGAAGAAATATCTTCAGACAAAATAAATGGATGCATGTTTTTTTTCATTGACACTGTTTTTCTAATTGTTTCTATTTCGGCGTTAGTCAAGTCTCCGCGCATTATTTTTGTGTGAGAAATTCCAGCAATTAAAGCATCGTATCGTGCCGACTGTTCTTCTGCGCTCATCTCAAACGAGATGTATAACGGCACCTTGCCGTGCGTGTGTACAGCGTTTGCCATAATCAAAGTGATTAATGACTTACCCTTTTTGGCCTCGCCTACAAACGTAACCAATTGCTGTGGTCGCAGTCCAGAAGTAATCCTGTCCAACCCACCAAAACCAGTGGGTATCCCACGAATGGCGTTGGGGGTATCTTTCATTAATTGATAACGTTGTACACGCTGTTCCCAAGTATCAATAAGGTTTATGTCTCTCAACCTGGACACGTCCGCAGATGCGGTCTGTAAGCCCTCTGTAAGCGTTTGTAGCGCTTCTGAGGTCAAATTGTTGTTCAGCATAGGCACCGCCGTAGCGAGCGTTTCTACGAGTTTCTGGTGCTTGTAGGCTTCCAGCAGTTCTTCAATTAAGTTGGAAAACTGCTCACGGGAGGCGTCTTCTAACGAAACATTGGCGTACTCCTGTTTAAACGCTCGTTCAGAAGGAACGGCGCTGTGCTCCCTCCAATACGTAACCACCCATTCCCAAACATTGCACCAATGCGTTGAAAAATGTTGCGGTTTAATACCTGCTTCAATGACTGGCAAAATATCGTTGGTGGTAATTACCTTACTGATTAATAAATGTTCAGAACTTGCCATTAAATAACCCATGCTTTCTTTGTGTCCACTACGTGAGAACGCAATCCAATGATAGACGCCTGTTCTTGCGTTTCAACATATATTGTTTTGATAGACCGTTGAAACCTTAAATCATAGGCAAGTTCTTCTACTGAAGGGTAGTATATGACGCCAACAGAAATGCCTTTTCTTAACAACCAATTAGTTATTGAAGTTATTGCTTCGTTGTCAATAAAAGTATAAACATCTGTCGCCACTCCCAACCGAATTGCGGAGTCAATCATCGCCTTCAATGGCAGTTCATTTGGTATATACGATTGGATATATCGTTCCCAATTGTTTCTTTGTTTGTAAAACTTTGCAATAAGGGTATTAGTGGGCGTAGCCAACACTCCCTCAAAAATAACGCCTTGTCCTTTTACTGAATAGTCTGCAATATCATTTCCCTGCATTGCGTTGGTCCGTTCCAGAAACAGGAACAAGCCGACACGCTGACTGCAAAATTGATAAAAAACGTTCTCCGTAACGTAATGACAACTTTTTAGGATTGTAAAGGCTTGTAATGATTGTTGGTAAATTATTATTTATTCTTTGGTTTAACAAATTGGTTATTGAGCGACGTGTGAAATCGGTGTCATTTTCATCCCCCAACCCGTCCAATACAACAACGTCGTATATCGCTCGCAAATATTTGGAAGTGTAGGAAGATTTGTATTCTTCTGGCAAACTTCCATCGTTATTTAACTCGTCGTACATCATTTCAAGATAGGTGGTTGCTGGTATGTAATAGCCGCTTATTTGAAATTTAGATACAACGTCTTTTAACAATCCAATTGCAAGGTGTGTTTTCCCAACGCCAGTTCCACCAAACAAAAACAATCCAGTTCCAGTAGACAGGTTGTCTTCTGCGTTTTTTAACCATGTCATTATGGCGTAGTAAACGTCTTGGTCTCCGATTGATTTATCGTAGGATTCCAACGACATCGCCTCCAGGCGTCTTGGAATTCGCAAATTGTCTAAACGCTCTTCAACTGGTCGGTTTCTCCAATAACGCTGCCCTTTCCATTCTGTCGTCATTGTTTATCTTGTATTGTGATTGGTTCGCTAGGAAATATATGCATTGGAATTGAACACATGTCTAATTTGTAATGGGTAATGTATGAGTTTTTATCTAAGTATATGGTTCCGCACAGCGAACACACGTACAATTCCATCTTTTGTTCGTCGTCTATTTGTTGTCTTCTAAGTTTAAAAAAAATGTAAAAAGATTTTATAAAAAACCAATATTTTTTCATTTCCACTCCTCCACATCAAGATTAACGGAATTAACCGTAACCCATTGAACCAATTCATTTCGTCTTTTAATAAAGGCCGCCCAAGTAGTTACGTCCTTAGGCAACGGTTTTTGTTTTATTTCATAAAAAAATCTATCAATCATTTTGTAAAGGTCTTCATAAGACACTCCGCTGTCCCTCAACGTTTTAAAAGTCTTAGACAAGGCCAGAGCGTTTACTTCGGAACGCATTGGATACTCTATGGATTTATTAAAATGATAGACCAACGCCATTATAGTTTTTTTGGTATTTGCGGATACTTTAGTAATCATTGGTTTCCCTTCATCTGCGCCAATTGCTTTGCCCCAATCGTCATTCATTAAGACAGTAGTTTTTTATCAATATCATAACCGTATGTAATGTCATCCTCTTTTTTCCCCTTCTTGTAAAAGAGATTATTGTTATGGTTATTCTTGTTTATAGTTATTCTTGATTGGGTGTCACTGGGGACACTAGGGGTGGTGTCAGGCGTGACACTACCCGTGGTGTCTGTGACGACACTAGGTGGTGTCAGGCGTGACACTAGGGTAGATGGATTATTAAAATTTACAATGTATTTGTTGCTGATATTGCCGTGCGTACCAGAACGATTTTTGCGCATTAGAACGCCAGAAGAAACCAAACGATTAACTGAACGAATAATAGTTCTTCGCGAATAGCCAGTGAGTTTTGCCACGTGTCCGTAAGATGTTGTCAGTTCTTGAGTATCTGAATCCATGTATAACAATACAGTTAATAATACTACTTTGCTGATTGAATCGTTACCAAGATATTGTAATACCCAACGTGGGAAGGGTAAGAAGGGTCCTGAAAATTTGCTTTTTGCCATTGTACGGTTCCTTGTCTTATTTGCTAAACTGTTACAAGCGTCCTTGTCCGAACGCTTGCAGGGCGTGGGCTGGAGGTTTTTCTACCTCCTTTCTGCCTCCAGTCCCCCTGCATACTTACTCCAAACTTTTTATCAATTCTTGTGCCTTCTTTTCTGTAACCATAAACATTTTGGAAGATGTCTTAGTCACAACCACGATAGTTGACGTTTCCACTTCTTTCGTCAATTCGTCAATAATTTTTTCTTTTGATGTCATATTTTTTTCTGACACACCTTGAGCGGTTGCTTGTTGTTTCAACGACGACAGGGACATATCTTCATACTCTTCGCGAGTAATTGGTTTAAGAAGGTCGGTTCCACTGTCAACTTTTTTGACATCAACTATTAAAAATGGAGTGAGGCCCTGCGTTAAATCAAGAACCTTAATGCCAGCGTCAATTAACTTGGTAACTTCTTTTTCACATTGTGATTCGTTTTTTTCATTCCACAAATACAAAATAGTTGCTTTCAAACCACGCGCAACATCAATCATTTCTTCTACGGATGACTCAACTGTTTTAATTGACGAATTAATCAACAATTGCGGTGCCATTTTGTTGTGATAAGCAACATAGGACGCCTTGTTGTCCAACAGCCAATCATAAACTCGGCAAACCCCCTCTTCGCTTGTTCTGTACGCATAGATATGAAACACGCTGTCTTTTGGTAAATCAAACAAGCAGTCTTCTATGATATTTTCCGATGAATTACCATTTCCAAGTATTAAGAATTGGGTCATGTTGTTCTCCTCTTGCTCATACATTTTGATATCGTGAGTGTCTCTGCTAGTCATATTATTCTCCTTTTAACGTAACGATTTTGTTCTTGCCATATCTCCCATGAGTGTAATCATGCGAATTAAACTATGCACTATACCAGCGATTGTTGCAACAACAAGGCCGTGCAACCAAATAATATCGGTCCACAAAATTAAAACCAATGCGTATGAAATCAACAATGTTGCAACAACTTTAACCCAAGGCATAGGTTCTTTTGTCAAAAACAGGTCTAAAATTTGTACAATTTTGTAAACGGCTAATGCTGCAAGTAATAATTCCATTATTCTCCTGGGATAGTGTTCCATTCAATAGTGTAGTCGCCAATCATGGTAACAGGTATTAACGAGTTTTGTACAACTCGTTCTACGGCATCTGTAATTCGCGCATAGTCAAGAGTGTAATACGAAAAATTCTCATTGTCATCACCACCGTTTGGACCCCACCTATAATCCGAAACGCCTACGATACTTGCCTGATTTGCTTCTTGTATAAACCCACCGTAAATATCGTCGCCATCAAAATAACGTCCTACGGCATTGGGTTCAACCAACCACTTAGAAACAATAATAGAATCACCAGGGTTTGCAAAAAAGACCAATGCTGGAACTACGGCTTTTTCAATATTATCAATATCTATAAACTCTGGGTGTTGCAAACTAAAGCGACCAAGGGTTGCCAGCCCAGGGTTGCTGGTGTTGTAGTATGCCGTGTGTCCATACAAAAATAGGTTTTGATTTGCAGCGCTTTCTGTATTCCATGAATCATAAAACAATGCTTCACCAACGGAATCTGGTGGGTTAATTTCTACAATGTCATTAATAGTATCGTTAGTTATAAAACGAAAGTTAACAAATGACGCCCCTGAAAGATTACAGTTAAAAGAACTATAGTAAGTAACGTTATTTCGGTAATAAAAAGGTTTTCTTCCATATACAACAACTACCTGTGAACCAGTTGCATCATTTGGAATTTTAATTTTAATACCATTTCCGCCAGAATAAACTACAGGTACTGATGCTCCAGCAGTTTCCTCTCCGTCATAAATAACGGTATTGAGGACTGGAAGCGAAGCACTAGCAGAAAATGCGCTTCCACATGTGTACACACCCCATCCAACAGACGCTGCGGTGTTTGTCGTCTGTGTTGTTGTGTATTCACACAACTCTGCTAACGAAAGAGGATTTGAACTGTAGTTTCTAATTGCGTCGTCGTTGTCATCTGGATTTCTAAGAGCGGAACCTCCAGTTTCTTTACGAAGCGTAAATGGAGTTCTATCAATAGTTGTTGGTGTTCCTGTATAAAAAGAAATGTTTTGTTGCCTAAATTTAGGGTCAGATAAGAGGTTTGTCCGCTGTGAATATACATAAAAAGTCTTTGTGGCTGAATCAAAACGAGATGGACAACCAGACATTGCCGATATAAACGAACTTGTCCCGTTAGCAGTTCCTTTGCGTTGACGAAGGCTAAAAATGTTTAAAAGAACGCTTCTAAGACGCGCAGTGCCGATATCTAACGAGGTTATTGGCACACCCAATTGTTTGGCAACAGAGTCAAGAGTTGCGGTTGGCGAGGTAACGGGGTCATTAATAGTTATTAAACTATCAATTAAACTTCTCGTTCTGTCAACTTCCCAACCAAACAACGACAGGTACTTTTTAAGATGGCCCTGTCCTTCTAAGTAATCTGCGGCCCTGTAATATTCAGGAACTCGTTGCCAAAGGGCTTCAACTGATTGGTAATATCTTGGCAACTGAACAGAAACTATCGCCGCACGTTCAAACCATTCCGTAGAACCATTTGAGTATTTGATAAAAAAACCATAATACAACCAAGTTCCTTGTTTATACAACGAACTAACGTGGCGAAACGAAGTTACAAATGTAGAACTGTTACAAGTAAACACAGTTGTTCCATCTTCTACCGTAAGAGGTTCTCCGTATTGATTTACCACCAAATGGATTTCTGTTGGAGAAACGGTTTGTGGGTCACTAACCAATGCGTCGGTCAATACCCATTCTGTTAATACATCATACTCATAGAGAGTGTATGTGCCGCCTGGTCGTTTCTCGTCTATTACAATTTTCTCTTTAACGTTCATTACTGTTGCGCTGAAAGAAGAGAACCCAGCAACGTCGGTAGAAACAACATATGAATCGCTGCGAATAGCCGAATCTAAACGGTCTTGTTCGCGAACGTACGAACCCACATCATCGGTTCGGCGCAGGCGAAAAGATACTAAAGTCATTTAACCACTAACTCCGCCAACGGTTGTTATTGTATATGTTCCTTTTTTTAACAACCCATAGGTACCAGATGAAACGGTTTCAGTGTTTGGTAAAGAAATAGTTGTATAGTCAACACCAGGGACATCAATGATTGTTCTGTAAATTTGACCTTTTGACAAAGTTTGATTAAAGAAAACATTTTCAAAAGCAAACAACGTGT